CTGCCACTTTAATCCTGTTGCTTCCGCACTATCCGCTACAAGTGTGTAGGTATCTGTGCCTACTGCTAAGCGTGCGTCGCTAGTGCTAAAAGTGTATAAATCTCCTTTAGTAGTTAAAGGAGATGAACCACCTGATTTAGTGACCCAAGCCGTGCCAGAATAAACCTGTATAACGTCCGTGTCTTTTAGATAAGAGGATTGACCTTCTTGCGGTGAAGTTATTGCGGCGGAACGTGCGGCGGAGTCTGCAAAAACAAGAACCCCTTGCATTAAATAACCATTGACGTCGGCGGCTGATAAAACTTCGCCAACCGTAAACGTTTTAGAACCAAGTGGGGCTGCCATATTTTATTCTCCTTTAGTAGCTAAGTATATCGTCATTTAATAGACCGTAATAAGCATTTGACAAAATCAGCCCGTCAACCGTAGGTTCTAAAGTGGTAAGGGTAGTTCGCCAAGAGTTCGGGCTTATATCGTGGGCTATTCCTTGAACCTGTAAATTCTTTACAATTGTCGAACCGTCCGGCTGAAGGTTTGTGATTAAAACATTGTCGTAATAGTCAAAGTCCAACATTGTCGCCGTAGGAACGTCAGGGTCATATAGGTCAACCGTCATAGAATCAATCCTGATAGTGGTGCTACTGCGTGTAGCCGTGTATATCGTAGCTATATTTAAAGCGTTAGCGTCCGTATCTATAACTAAATCTGCAACCGAAATAGAGTGAGGGAAGTAAGTGGCAATGCTAGCGGCGTCGGCTACCGTTTGAGCAGTCCCGCCTACCCGTGTCATTGTTGCGGTGTTGATAATTAGCTTGTCATCAAAGGCGAATTGTAAGTTTGTGTATGGAATACCGGTAGTTTGGTTGAACTCCGTCGGTGTCAAGCCCGCACTAGCTATAACGTTTGTGCGGTTTTTAAAAACTATATCTCCAGCAGGGTTACAAAATAAAGCCCCTTGTTCTGAGAACTCGCAATTCTGCAAGGCACTAAGAGAAGTTCTAAGTGTTGCAGGGTCGGCAACGGTCAAACTATTACCGGTGTCTACGTTTCGCATAAGTGCGGGGAAGGATACGGTGTCCAAAATTTTATTGATTCTAGTTCCGGTATCTTGTCCAAGAGCTTGTCCCGTTACGGTTAAAACGCTTGCTAGGTTAAATAATCTGAAAGCGTCCGTTGCAGATATATCTACATAAGACATTTGTTCGCCTTGGTCGTAAGAGTAAGCGTAAGACGTTGTATAACCGCTAAATAAATAATATGTAGTAGCCCCAACAGTGGCGGAGATTCTTAATTTTCTCAAAGGTTCTAATTCTCCAAAGTAAGGAGACGTAGTTTTTTGAGGATTGAAATCACCGTCAGGGTCAAGAATTCTAACTATACAATTCCCCGCTTCGTAAATATCCCTTGCAACGTTACGACCTCGGCGGATATTTATACTTCTTGTTTGCGCTGTCAGGTTCACTACTAAGGCAGGGACGCCCGAAGCTGCTAAAACGTTTGTGTTTAAAATACCGTTTGTCGAATCGTCAAGGGTGAAATCAATACCAAAAGTAGCACCGGAAGAAAAATTTAAGGATACGTCAAGGGTTGCAGGAATTGTCATTACTGGAAAGAACCTAACAATCTGCCTATGGCACTTGGAGAACCTGAAAGGTTTGAGTTCAACAACCCATTTCTAATTTGATTAACAAGGTCACCGTCAGAAACTACGCTTCCTGCATTATTAATAGTCACGCTAAGACTGCCGGCATTTCTTACGTTCAATTCCTTCATTGCGCCTGTAATTTGTTGAAATTCTGCCAAGGCAGCCGGTGATTGTGCTAAAACTGTTGCGGCGTTTGTTTGAGTCAATTGAGTTTTTGAGGCTTGAGCCGTATCGCTTTGTTTTCTTATCGCTTGAAACAAATCGAGTTCTCTTTGTGCGGCTGCTATCTTGGCTAATTCTGCAAGAGCATTTTGAACATAATCTGGATAGTCTGCAAAAGGGTCAAGGGCTTTAGGAAGGGCAGCTATAACTGCCGCTAAGCCTGTTGTTCTACCTTGAGACATTAAAAGTTCTTTAGATAAGCGGTCAGCTTCGTCAACGTTCTTAGTTAGTAAAGCAAGCTGAAGATTTAGCCTTAATCTTTCTTGGTCTGTAATATCTCTTTGTAAAGCGGCTATAATTTGTATTTTATCTGTATCAAATAAAGCGGCAGCCCTGTTTAACTTAGTCTGGTCTTGCAATACTTTTAATCTTGCCTTATCAATTGCCAAAGTTTCTTTAGCCAATTTTGCAGCTTTAGCGGCTGCGTTAGAAGCCGGTGAACCGTATTTGTTCAACGTATCGGTAAACCCTGAAACTTCCGCAATAGTGCCTTGGGCTTCGCTAGCTTTATCGATTAAGAAATCTAAAGCTTTGACAACACCTGCAATAGTTAAAACCATAGCAGCAGCCATAGCCGCCGCACCTAATGGATTTAGTGCAAACATAGAAGCAACAGAGGCTGCGGCTGCACTTGTCGTTAAAGCTTTATAAGCTTTACCCAAAGATATTATTGCAACTCGCACCGCTACAATACCGGCGATTAATTTAGTCCCAATAAATATAGTCGCTAATGTAGTTCCTAAAATTTTAATTAACTTAATGTTCTCGCTGATTGCTTGACCTATATTTTCAAAAACTGTTTTTGCTGCCAATCCAAAATTTATAATCTTGGTTTGTAATTCTTCTACGCTGCCCGATTTTGTGAGCGTTAAAATGGCATTAACTAGACCTTCGCCAATAGACTCCCTAGCTTGGTCTGCGGCTAACTTAATTCTTTGTAATTTACCGGCAAAAGTATCAGCACCGGCGGCGGCTGAACCGGCTGTCAGTCTTGTAACTTCTTTAATTATCTTGCCAAAATCACCCGAAGCAAGTGTGGCTTTATCCAAGCCAAGTTTTAAAGTTCCAAGCCTTTTAGTGTTACCTAAATAAGCCTTGCTTAAAATGTCAGCAGCCTCGGTTACACTTATCCCTTGATTTGCGGCTAGGTCTAAAGACAGGTTCGTTAGATTTTGGGCAGCCCCTAGGCTTTTGGTGGTCGTTAATAGCTGCTGATAAGCCGGCAATAATTGACTATCTACAATTCCAAATTGCAATTTAAGAGTGTTTAAAAAAGAAAGTGCGTCACCGGTAGCAAACTGGAAACCTATATTCTTGAGCGAGTTTTTAAATAACTCTAATTGTTTTTGGTTTTCGGCAAAAGCGGTAATCGCAGATTTAGCAAAAGCGGTAACACCTACGCCAATCAAGGCACGTTTGACGTTTCTACCTAATTTATCTGCCGCCGATTCTGCACCTTTGAAAGCCTTTTGTCCGGTAAATTGTGCGGCGATATCAATGACTACGCTCATTATGTAGCCTTTAGAAAGTATTGTTTTTTACTAAATCTTTTGTTTGCGTTATCAATAGCTTGAAAGACGGCTGCGTTTGCTTTTCCTTGGTCTTCTGCCCAAGCCCGATAGATAACCCGACCCTTCATATACCTACCTTTTTTAGTAGAACTCTCAACGTTACCTTGAACGAGTTTACCAAAAGCTTGAATAAACTCTTGACCGGCTTGAGGGTTATTTGAGTGGCTGATTTCGTGATTGTTTGGGTCACCTGTTCGACCAACCCAAGGCTGACCAGCAGGGTTTTTTCTTCCGGCAGTTTCAAAAATTGCACCGGCGGGGTCTTTGTTAATTATAAAATAAACGGCTTTAAATCCTCGGCGATTTGTTTTTCTTGGGACGCTGCTGTATTCAATCTTTTTTTGTATTCGGGCAGAATTAAATAGAGGAAACTTTCTTAATCCGCTACTTAATTTTTCTGAGCGTTTACGATAACCAAAATTACTTAGCGGCGAAGTAGAAGGAACATAACTTCTAGCCTTTTTAATAATGCCGCCAAGAGCAAGTTCAATTTCTACATCTAATTGGTTTGCTAGGTCAGGCGTGTAATCTTTTAAAGCTTTCTTAAGCTCTATTAGACCTTTTACTTCTACTGCCATTTTCCCTAGCCTTTACGTCTTCTTTTAAAACGGCGAGTGTCGCCTTAAGTAGTGACCTATCCATATTAATAAATTCCGAGTGCGGAATCCCTGTTCGTATTGCTAGCGTTGCAACTAGCCAATGAAAAGAGTCCCGCACTAGCCATTTGGGGAGTCGGCGTCCTCAACTTTTACCTCGGCAAGAGTTTCAAGATACTTTTCCCCAAACGGAACTACCGTTATACCTGCACGTCTTTCAGATTCCCAAGCTAACCAATAGACGTCTGTATTTTTTTCTGCCTCTCGGAATCGTTTGTTAAATCCGTCTTTCGTATGTAATTCAAAAGCATACTCAATCGCAGGGGTTATATCGTATTGAGATACTTCACCTGAAGCCTTGGTGATTTTTAGCCTTATCATTTTTCTCCTTAGAAAGTTCCTGTTGTTGCAAGTGCAACAGTTCCGCTAACAGTCCAAGTTACGTCTATCACGGCTAGGTCTGAGACGCTGCCGTTGATATCGGTAAGACCGTTGACCAAACAAGTAGCAGTATACATTACGTTGGTAGCTGATACTGCCGGAACTTTGTCTTGAAGAAACTTACAGGTTACGTTTGTTCCAAACGCTGATTGCAACGTAGCTAATACGTTTGAGGCTGCGGTGTCATTGTAAAAGCTGATAGTAATTGAACTATCCTCTAATCCGGCAACTCTCTTAACTCCAGAGTCCCCCATTGCGGTGACAATTAATTCGTCGACGTTTCTATTAATAGTTACTGCGCTTACGTGGTCGGAAAGGTCAATGCTATTAACTTTGACTCCAACCTTATTGTTTAGAAATATAGCCATAAGTTATTCCTCATCTTTCTTAGTTAGCGGTTTTGGCTTTTCTGTTTTTGTTACTTGCCCGACTTTCTCAAGCCAAGCTTTGTCCTCGGAAGGAACATCATAAATTTTATCCATTGTTTAACTCCAACTTGTCATAATCGAGACGGACATTTCAACTTGAAGCATATCAACATCACTTAAAACTTGCGGGGCTGATACATCTCCAATACTTACCTGTAAAGCTGTTGTGCTTGCTAATTTGTTAAACACGCCAACAAGTAAATCTTCTACACCGGTAAGGTTGCCTTGGTTGTCAAACATAGGGACAACACAAATAATTTTAAAGTTTGCTTTGGGTGCTACGGTTGAATAAGAATTATTTGACGGCTCAAGCATTGGGTCGTCCCATTGAATTATGACAGAATTTGGTATGGGTGTGACAGGCACAAAAGCGAAAACCTGCCACACCCCAGAGTTAGTCAACTCTGTCGCAAGGGTTGACCTGAGTGTTGTAACGGCAACAGTCATTAGCCAACCAAACTTTTAGGCGAGATATGATTTGCTAACAAACCTCTGACTCTTGCCAATAAAGTGTTGCCCATTTTATAAGGTGAAGGCTGAAAATCAGGAGAGACGCCGCCCGAATTGCTACTGTTTCTAGCTTGCCAAACATCAGTCGCAATCATAATACTAGCTTCCCTAATTTCTGGAACACTTCCGTAACTTGTTCCGTGAAATGCACCGGTGACAACTCCGTAAGGTCTAACTAAATTTTCTGTTTGGTCTGCACCTGAAGCGACTACATAGTCAAAAGTGTATAGGCTTGCGTCGGTGTCTGTAATTGTATAAGTTCCGTTAAATGCGCTGCCGGATTCCGTTATTGTCACACTTTGACCCGTAACAAAACCGTGAGGTTCTATTGTTGTTATTGTTGCGGTAAGAC